GCATCAAGGCACTGCGTGGCACTGACCAGCCTTGCCGCATGACCGACAAGCCTGCGGTGCAGGGTGCAACGGTCATCAAGCTTCCGAAAGTCGGCTTGAAAGGAACTGCCAAGAAGGTCTTTGCGGTTGTTGCCACCGAGCTGATGCACAACAACCTCCTGGATGTCTATGGCGTGGATATGGTCGTTGCGTATGCACGCGAGATGGCTCTCTACCACGACATGATGGCGGAGATCGAGAAGGAAGGAGTGACCATTGAGGTCATGACCAAGACGGGTGTCGTTACGCAGATCAACCCGAAGCGCAAGGTTGCCGAAGGAGCTCTCGCTGCCGCCAAGTCGCTGGCTGTGGAGTTTGGCATGACGCCATCAAGCCGCAGCCGAGTGTCAGCAATACTCAACGACAACACACCCAAGGATGAGTTCGCAGAATTTGAAGAGATAGATGAGTAAGCAGAAACTACATACAGCCGAGGAGTATGCCCAGCAAGTGATATCGGGCGAGGTGCTGGTGTGCGAGTATGTACGCCTGGCGGTAGAACGCTACTACCGCGACCTCGATGTGGCACTCGACCGAGGGTGGCACTTTGACCGCAAGGCGGCATCTCGTGCCATCAACTTCATCCAGAAGCTCAAACACACAAAGGGCGTGTGGGCTGGTCAGCGGTTTAAGTTAGAGCCCTGGCAGCAGTTCATCATCTGGAATATCTTTGGCTGGATGAACGCAGATGGCACACGCAGGTTTCGCTATGCCTACATCGAGATCTCGCGTAAGAACGGCAAGACGATGCTCTCCGCGAGTACGGGACTACTGATGCTCTTTGCCGATGGCGAGTCGCGCCCAGAGGTATATTCTGCCGCTACGGTCAAAGACCAGGCGAAGCTCTGCTTCTCGGATGCGGTGGCTATTGTCAAGGCGACAGACCTCAAAAACTATCTCACGCCTTACCGCAACTCCATTACCTACGAGCTAAAGGGCGGTACGATGAAGCCACTCTCCTCGGACTATGGTACACACGATGGTCTATCGCCCTCGTGCGCCATCATCGATGAATTTCATGCGCACAAAGATAGCGGCATGTTCGATGTCCTTAAGTCCGCATTTGGCGCAAGGCGACAACCGCTGATGTTCATCATCACTACCGCAGGCTTCAACAAGGCGGGTGTATGCTACGCCTACCGCGACAATGTCATCAAGGTACTCCGAGGCGTGAATATCGATGACAGCTTGTTCGGCATCATCTACACCCAGGACTCGAAGGAGGAGTGGGAAGACCCGAAGATGTGGATTAAGTCAAACCCCAACCTCGGAGTGTCGGTCTCTGCCGAGTACCTTGCCGACCAGGTCAAGGACGCGAAGAACAGACCCGAAGCGGTACGCAATGTGCTGACAAAGAATTTCAATCTTTGGGTTGATGCCGAGCGCACCTGGATTCTGGACGAGAAGTGGATGCAGTGTGTTGGCACGACACCGCTGGAGTCGTTGCGTGGCTGCGAGTGCTGGGGCGGTCTCGACCTCTCGAATGTCTCGGATATCACAGCCTTCGTGCTTCTCTTCCACGAGAACGACAAGTTCCAAATTGTGCCACTCTTCTGGATACCCGAAGAGAAGATGCTGGAGAAGATACGCAAGGAGAATATCAACTACGACCGCTGGGTGGCAGATGGGTATGTCAAGGTCACTTCGGGCAATGTCATCGACTACGACTTTGTCAAGGCTGACATCCTCCGCACCATCGAGGCGTACAACCTGCGCTCGGCAGCCTACGATAGGTGGAACTCCTCGCAGACCATCATCGACCTACAGAACGAGGGCATGGAGTGTAACCCTTTCGGGCAGGGCTATGGCTCGATGTCAGCACCCACGAAGGAGTTTGAGAAGCTCGTCTTAACGGAGCGTATCGAGCACTTCGGCAATCCCGTACTGCGCTGGATGCTCTCCTCGACCGTTGTGATGACCGACCCTGCGGGCAATATCAAACCCGACAAGGCGAAGTCCGCGCAGAAGATTGACGGCATTGTTGCCGCGATAATGGCTCTGGGCGAGTGGATGACCGCCCAAGCCGATGAAGACAACAACCCTTATAACCAGAGAGGAATGCTATCGCTATGACACGAAGACAATGTACAAAACTAGAAGAACGGAAGCGTGTTGAGCTGGAAGATAGGCTACAGTCCCTTGTCCCAATATCACCAGAGGTTAGAGAGATGATGTCTCTTGAAGGCTTCTCCCTATGGTTTGACAATATGAAGCATCTCTATCCAACAAAGGAAGATGCATACGAGGCCTTGGAGTATCATTATCAACGATTAACGGGTCGCAGGCGGTATTCTGAATTGCGCTCATTCCTTAAAGCCCGCATGATTTATAACCGAAAACACCTATCCGTAAAGGAGTAATTTACTACCAAGCGAGGGGAGGTTGAGATTTATGTTTGCACCAAACAAAACGCAACAACGGTGTCAAACTTTCTCATTGATCTATTCACTCGTATTCACTCTGCTTTCCGAGGAGAGAGCCGAATGACATCAGCCGAGATTGAGGCTGGGGTCAACAAGGCGCTCCTCTCTGACACCGTTTCTGACAACACTCGCACACCCATCGTCACCGAGGAGGGTGCTCTTGGCATCTCTGCGGTATGGGCGTGCATCCGCATACTATCGGAGACGATTGGCTCTCTCCCAATTCATCTTTACAGACGCACCGAGAAGGGGCGTGAAAAGGTCTCTTGTTCTACCCAATTGAATGTGCTCAATCGTCCCAACGAGTACAGCGGTCGTTATGCGCTCTTGCAGCACTTGATGATCGGCTGTACTCTTTGGGGCAACGGGTATGCGCGCATCTACCGCGATAAGAAGTATCGCCCAGAGCGCATCCTCTTCCTGCACCCGACAGAGATTGAGCCTATCCTTACTCACGATGACCACCTCTTCTACCGCGATAGCACAGGACTATTCCTGCCACCCGAAGATATAATCCACCTCAAAGGCGTATCGACAAATGGTTACAAGGGTTTGAGTCCTATCCAGGTACACCGCCTAAACCTTGGCCTAGCAGTGTCTTCACTGATGTACGGCCTGCGCTTCTTCAACCAGGGCGGCAATATGTCGGGTGTCTTCAAGTACCCATCAACCCTCAAACCAGAGGCCTACCAACGCTTAAAGCACGATCTCATCGCTCAATCTACGGGTCTGCACAACGCTCACACGCCACTGCTGTTGGAGGGCGGCATGACCTATGAACGCATATCTATTCCACCAGAGGACGCACAATTCATCGCAACACGCAAGTTCCAGAAGACCGAGGTAGCAACAATCTACGGAGTACCTCCGCATATGATTGCCGACCTGGATCGTGCTACAAACAACAACATCGAACACCAGGGTATGGAGTTCGTGCAGTACTGCCTTATGTCCTACATCTCTCGTCTCGAAGAGGAGTTCAACCGCAAGCTCCTGCGCGATGACGAGTACAATGAGTATTACTTCCTCTTCTCGCTCAATGGCCTGCTGCGTGGCGATGCCAAGACACGCTCCGAGTACTACAAGAACATGAACTTGGTGGGTGCAATGTCCGCAAATGAGATACGCGCCTTCGAGGATATGAATGCCTACGAGGGTGGCGACACCTATTTCGTGCAAGCCAATATGCAATCTGTCGAAAAAGCAATCTACACCGTATATGACGAAGTTACAGAATAACCCAATAGAAGTTCGCTGCCAAGTGAGCGAACTGAGAGCCAACACCGAGAGCCGCACTATCGTAGGCTATGCTGCCAAGTTCGAGAAGTGGTCAGAGCCCATCATGGGTTGGTTTCGTGAGAAGATCGACCGCGATGCCTTCTCCGAGTGCGATGTTACGGATGTGATTATGTGCTTCAATCACAATGTCGACTCCATCCTCGCCCGCACCACTAGCGGTACACTCTCACTCTCGACCGATGAGGAGGGACTCCGCTTTGAGTTTGAGGCTCCCGCAACCACGCTCGGCAACGACATGGTGGAGCTGGTACGCAGGGGCGACATCTCGAAGTGCTCCTTCAAATTTACGGTCGAGGAGGACGAGTGGCTCTACGCCAGCAAGGAGAATGGTCTCGAATACGATGAGCGCACCATCCGCAAGATCGACAAACTCTACGATGTGTCACTGGTGGTTTATCCCGCCTACACCGACACTGAAGCCAGCCTCCGACATCTCGAAGAGCGCAAACAGCAATTCCTTAATACCCAACACA